GGTCTAGCCTTTTACGGGCTTTATTGGCTAGGCACAGAGGGAACTTGTGGTAAGTATCACTTCAGCGCAACTCAAACAGTCGACACTTGCGAAGTTTACGGAGAGAGCAAATGACCACCTGCGAGAATTGCGGAACTCTTGCCCTTCTCTCTGTTGTGTGGGGCAAGTATACGAACAGCGAAGGCAAGCCAAAGTTTTGGCGGGCGATAATGTGCGCCACTTGTAAGAAAGAATGCGGGGGCAAGTAATGGAATACACACAAGGAAATTGCGATGAATGCGGAAGAGAGTTTGACCTCACAAAAGAGGAAGAAATGAAAGAATTTTGGCAAGGACACAACTGTGAAGGGGGGAACAAATGAGCAACGACACATTGACCGCGAGCGCGTGGGCTTTCGCCCTTGCTCTTGTCCTCTTCGTTTCTTTAATAGACGGGGGCTTCATCTTTTAATTGTTAAGACTCACAGCCTCAAACCCTTGACAGAGGGCGCGTGTTCACGGCACGATTGAGGCACTAGGTAGGCGAGTGTCCTACCTTGCAAGACATCACGACAGGAGCAACAAATGGAAGGCACAACATTAGCAAAAGTTCTTGAGGGTGTAACCCTTGAGTCAATGACAAACGGAACGATGTCCGAACTATGGGCAGAACTTCCCGAAATGGTAAGCGGTCAGGCGTGGGTTGGTGAAATTGTAGATTGTGCGGACAGAATGCGCGATTCTATTTCAAACGATGAGCAAATAACCGAGGATAGATTAAGCGATTTAGGGTTAAATTTTGCTGGCTCAGAGGTTGAGGATTATTACAGCAACATCAACAAGCGCGTGCAAGAGTTGAGCCTCTGGGCTTATAGTGAACTAGACGAGGAAGTTTTAGAACTTACAGGCGGACAACCTCAAACACTGACCGACCTTAATTCGCATTACTTATGGTCTGCTATGCGTGGATTATGGGATGCCGTTAGTCGCTGGGCATTAGCACAAGCCGAGCAACTCGAAGAGGTCAGCGCATAATGACAGCGGAGAAATGGTTAATAGTAGAGGGAACAGACCCAGCAGGGCGCAAGTTCCGAGGGATTTATTCCGAGGATGAAACCGCAGAACTTTTGCGGGATGAAACTAACCAACTGATAGGAGAAAAATAAATGCTTATATGTTTTAAGTGTGGCTCAATCTATACAACAAGGGATGAGTTCTGCCGATGTGGAGAGCGAACAATTAACGAGAAGGTAGGGCAATAAGTGAGCGACCTACGGCAGATAGTTTTTGGAATCAACACAAATGTTTGGCACTTGTTTATTCAGTATGCGATTTGGTTGTTGATTATCACAGCCGTTTATTATATCGTGTGGTGGCTGAGTGTAGTAATGAGCGACTATATCAAGGCAGGTAAGGAACGAGTCAGGAAATACGAAGAACGAGAAGCACGCAAACTACTAACGACAGGAGAAAAGTAAATGGCAAGTGTTTTATGGATTGCGTATTGTATGGAGTGCGATACACAACTGACAGATAAGCAAGGAAAGTATGAACAATGTCCAACTTGCGAGGAATCAGAGGCACAAGAATGAAAGTTAAAGACCTAATACAAATGTTAACGATTGACTTCTCACCAGACGAGGAACTAATGGTGATGTGGTGGGACTCTGCATTCAGGGAGCACACAGCAGGGACTTGGAAAAAAGCGGTTGAGGCTTTTTATGACGGTGCTATATCTACCTTCTCTATCGATGAGCAAATCTCTGAACTGCTAACAGAGTGCGAGGCACAGGTAAAGGCAGAGTTAGCGATTGATTCCTACCTTGACCAAGAGAACGAGAAAGAGTTAGCCAATGGATAAAGTTCAATCAGATTTTTATTGTGGAGATTGCGATAAAGATATGGAAGATGTATGGGCATTTGTTGGCGGGGGCATAGCCGTTTGGACTTGTCCTGAATGTAAGTATGAACACGAGGGAGCAACCCAACTTGGCTAAGTTCCAGATTACACACAAAATTGAGGGCATACGAGTAACGGAAGTTACCTTGCCCTATGGCACAGAACTGCCCGAAGATTGGGATACCTATGGCAACTTAGATAAAGACGAGTGGCTCTTCGAGCATCAGATTTACTCTAAAGTTAGATACGAAGATGTAGATTTTGCGGAAGCAAACGCAGTAGAAAGGTTAAGTTAATGGCGATACCTAACTACCACAGAGAAGCATTATGCGGTAAAGATTATGACCCCGATTTGTGGTCTTATATGTGTTCAATAGAGCGCGATAAGCAACGAGTTATGGTCTACAACATTACAGTTGCCAAGAAGATTTGCGATATGTGTCCTGTAAAAATGGAGTGCCTGAAGGAAGGGTTACAAGAAGAGAACCTCAAGACACACCAGGGTGAGGGCTTAATATGGGGCGGATTGCTAGTATCTGAGCGTGCTTTGATGCTTAGAATCTCACCTTATTCAAGGATTGTTAGGGATGAGAGCATACTACGCAGAGAAGTTCAGAAACAATCTGCTAAAATAGGTCAATGAGAAAACGTATATTAGTTACCACTATGATAGTGGTCTTACTTGCTGTGGGGTTTCCCCCCACTAAGCAGGTTGACATTGAGGTAAAGGTTAAACAGCACAAGGAAAAGCCTGAACCATTGCCAACGCAAGCAACTTGGGCTGAGAAAAAAGCCAACAAGAAGATGGCGATAGCCTTCGCTCAGGTAGGGTGGGGATGGAGCAAACAACAGCAGGTATGTTTGGTGAAATTGTTCACTCAGGAATCTCGCTTCGACCATCTGGCAGATAACCCAGAAAGCACAGCCTTTGGTATCGGTCAAGTCTTAAGTGAGAAGTCAAGGGACCCTGCCATACAGATACTCAGAGCATACAAATATATCGAGCATCGCTATCAGAATCCGTGCAACGCTTACAACCACCACTTACGCAGAAACTGGTATTGATGTTTGACTTACAGGGAGAGCCGACCTTTGCCTGTATATGTGGTTGTCTTATGTTTGAGATTACTGTAATGTGGGATAGAGAAGATAGAACGATAGGCTGGTATGACTTAAAACAAAAGTGTAAAGAATGTGGAACGCTAACAACAGCACCCACCCCGATAGATGGAGAGATGTAATGCCAACATATGAATATAGATGTGGTGAATGTAACGCACTACAAGTATTAAGTCGCAACGTAAATGACAGAGATAAAGAAGTGCTATGTCCTATGGATTCTAAGATAATGGAAAGAGTATGGAACCCAACGCCTACCCACTTTAAGACAGGTGGCTTCTACTCTACGGGGAACTGATGACAAGAGAAGACATACTACAAATCCGTGAGGAATATATCTCAAGAAGTAAATCTCACATCGCTACAAACATAATTGAATTAGCCAAGAGATACAAGGTTAGTCAGAATACAATTAGGAAGATTGCCCTGCGTCAAGTCTATAAAGATGTTGATTAATCTTCTGTTGATTCAGCAAAGTCATCATCACGATAGGGCTTGAAGCCACCAATCTTATTGATTAACTTTCTGATGGCACGCTTGTGTCGCATACGAGCAGTATCTTCTGATGTTAAACCAAGTTCGGTTGCTATATCTCCGAAGTCCATTGACTCTACATATCTAAAGAACAATAACTTGCGGTCAGGATTAGGTAGTTTCCAATAAGCAAAGTCAATCTCAATCATCATAGCCATAAGGTTTCCACCCTCAGCAGGGGCTGATTGTTTACCAGTATGACTGAGGTTTAACTTAGCAGTTACGTTAAACTCACCGCGTAGCACAGAGGGCAACAGTGCCTCAACCATATCTGCTTCATAAAAGAATAGGTCAGATGTTTCATAGCCACCAGACTTAGCCATCCAATACTGGCAGTAATCTAATGCTTGGTTGCGAAGAGAACGATAGATTAAATTCTTAGCATCCTTCTCACCGATTGCTTCCCAAGTATCTAACTTAACTGGATGCTCCAAGAACCATTGATATAGGGACTGACGGATGTCGGCTATATCAATCTCTTCATACTTACGTGAATACTCAGAGGCAACAGCGTCAACTACATACTGCCAAGGTTCAATGCGCTTCCACTCTAGGTTCATTTAATTTGTATTCCCATACTCAAAGGGAGGAAGGTAACTGGTTTCATTATCTTACTTTTATTTGTGAACTCAGTAGTAACTGGCAACCATTTATCTTCCCATACAAAATCATTCTCGTCATCTAACTTGAATGACCATACTCCAGAGGGCGTATAGTTTACATACCAAGCGGTAAGTCCTAACTCTTTTGCTTTAGTTACTAGAAAATCAAACTTCTTTTTCTCTAGCAATAGAGTATCGTAGTGTGTGTTGCGGGACTTGAGTTCTATAAACATTCCATACTTCTTTGTTACACAATCAAAGCCATCATATATTTCTGGCGAGTGTTCGAGGTCGGGGAAATGCTTTTCCTTGAGCCATTCAAACAACTCTTTCTCTTTCATTTATCCCATTTATCTCTTAACACTAGCAGTCCGATGACAGCATAGTTAGCCATATCCTTGAAGGTATCCTCAAGAGATTCGTGCTGGGGTAGGCTGTTGTTATCTGTTAAGTTATTTAGGCGTGCGAGTTTGTCCCATAGTCTAACACGTAATCCGTTGAGAGGACCGCCTGGGGATTGGCTGATGTTCTTAGGACCATAGTCTTTATGCTTGGATAGGAGCAAGTCTTCCAACTCAGTAAAAATTAAACTAACATCTTGCATAAACTGATTCTCAGCGTTGGCTTTCCTAGCCTTGGCATAGACCTCATCCTCTAAAGGCTTCACGTTATTAGGGGTATCTTGATAGTTATGATTAACGTATTCTCTTCCACCTGGTATTGGCTTATGTCCAACCCCTGGTTCCTTAGATGTTCTATAATCTGCCATATCTCTTCATTCCTCGCCCTCATTGTCGGCTTCCTCTTCTAGTAATCTCTTAAGGCTTGAGTCAAAGTCCTTAAGTGCTGACTTAATAACCATCTCTTCAATCAATTCATCTACTAAATCATAACCATTTTCTGCTGCAAACAAAGTTACATATGTTGATTGAGTTATATGTTTAATCTGTTCGGGGTTATCAGCACTACCATATAAGAACCTAAGCAATGAACCTAATAATAATTTATATCCACTAGGTAAGGCATAGTAAGGGTCGAACTCTTCATCATCATCAAGAACGTGGTCAATCAATTCAAATGAACTATCAAAGACTTTACCACAATCGTTACATTGATTGTTTGTAAACTCATCTTCGCTCAATCTATTCCTGCTTTCTCCTTTATATAACTTGCGCCATACTTTACAAAGGCAGAGTTCACGTCTTCTCCTTCTGGCAATTGCACGATAGTAACGGGGAGTTCCCTAGCCAGTGAGCGTGCGAATTCTGTGCCTGGTTGGTCGCCGTCTGCAAAGACGAAGACTCTTTCAAAGTCTGCAAGTAACCTAGTGTAATGTTTCTTCCAAGAATTAGCCCCAGGAACCCCGATGCAAGGGAAGCCAACGCAATGGCTGAGAGTAATAGTATCCAGTTCACCTTCACACACTCCTATGTAATCACCTGCTCTATCAATATCTAAGACGTTATACATTTTAGTTTCAGCACCAGTCATACCCATATATTTCGGTTCAACAGCAGGATTAAGACTGCGAAAACGCAAGTCGACAACACCAGTCTTGGTAATATACGGTATGGATAATCTTCCTTGGAATGCTTCGTGTCCAACATCAGGCTCTGCGACTACGCCTAATGACATTAGACGCGCTACTTCCTTTGTTATTCCCCTGCTTGCTAGGTAGCCTTCTGCCAGATGTATATGCTCCGCGTATTTCTCCGCTGCTTTCCCCAGTAATTCCTTCTGCGATGCGCTTTGCTTCACGAAAATCTACCCTCTCTTGTAACTGGACAAGTTGAATACTGTTGCCTTGAACACCACAGGCAAAGCAAATGTATATGTTCTTGTCAAGATTTGCGCTACCACTTTGGTGTGTGTCGCTATGAAACGGACACTTAAGGTTAACCTGCCCACGTGTAGCACGCAAGGTCGCGCCGTAATGTATAAGGATGTCCTTAACTGAAGGTAAGTCGTTATCAATTTTGTGCATCTCCTGTCTTCTCTTTCATCCATTGGCTTAAGTCTTGAATGACCCAAGCATTTTCTATCCCTGCGTTTCTTCTTTTAACTACAACATAGTGCAACGGAACATCTTCAATATCCCTAGCCTTAGCATAGTTAACTGCTTCTACTTCTGCTTCACGCCAGAACTCTGGCAGTGAGAGTGTCGCACGATTCTTTAACTCAAGGATGTAAGACTTACCAGCAATCATAACTACCATATCGCCTTCGTCTTTAGCACCAGCCTTAGTCAGACGTTCTGCCATAGCACCCGACTTGCGGAGCCACTTCATTACATCTGTTTCAAACTGTGCGCCCTTGCGCCCATTAGGATTAGCCACTTACCACCTGGTTCAAAGCATTGACATCACAGACAAATCTTTCACCATAACCGTAGTTCTTTTCTTTACATACCTTAAGGAAATCTTCTCTTGATATATCACCCCACACTATAAAGCGTGAGTCTATATGTGGTTGAGTTCTATCCCCAATAAGGGTTACTAATATTGCATAGTCGGCAGAAAATAATTCTTTACTATTAAATATTAATTCTTTTGTTACAGTAGTTTTTACTTGATAAGTTTTATCATCAACAACAAGGTCGTGTCCAGCATCTCCGCCAGTCAACACCCTATCATCAGTGGTTGTCTTATATACTTTTGCAGCAGCAAGTTCACCTAGGTAGCCCATAAGATTGACAGCCCAAGAACTATTCTTAGCATCAAACTTTTTATCAACTACATTATATTCTTTCTTGTCTTCACGCATTGCTTCAACAAATTGCAAAGCAGATTGAATTTCTTCTGGTGATAACTTAACCTCTACCATTAAGAAGCACTCTTATCCTTATTGAGAATGCGAGTAGCCCAATCTAATCCTTGGTTAAGACCGATAGACCATTCATCTTTCTCTTCTATCTTAGATGATTCAATCTTCTCAATAAACTTTCTGACTTCCTTTGCTGTCTCCAGCATAACAAGTGCGCGTATCTCTTGAGTCATATCATCTTCTTCTTCTCTTATCATATTACCCTCCATTCTCTGGTATATCTTCCATATACATATACTCAGGGTTAAATGATAGCCAACAAACTAGGTTGGCGTTGGCATCGGCACGCCCATATCTATTCTTTACGGGAGCAATCGCCATACTAGTGCCAATGACACCAAGAGTGCAGATGAGAGCAGGAAGTTGGGCAACTTTTCCCTGAAGGGCAGACCTTGGTTGGCAGGGTGAACCCATAACAGCCTCAGAAGTATGATGCAGAATAATGACAGCAGCGTTAGTAGCACGGGCGAGATATTTTAACTCCTTCATAATTGCTCGCATTGATGCGAACTCTTCGCCACCATCTGTGGCTATGTCCATTAGGTTATCTACGAAGATGGCAACAGGAGGACAACCCCATTGTTCTTCAAAGGCTAAGACTTCCTCATCTATATCTTGCAGACTAGGTGATGATTCAAATGACCAGACAATATGTGAACCCTTAGCAAGTGTTGCACGTGTCCATCCTTGGTCTGTGTTCATCAGTTGTTCTACATCAGTTTGATTCTTGCCTGAAATCATAGAGGCTAGACGCATAGCCATTGTATGTGCATTAGTATCTGCTGAAATATAAAGTGTTGGGACTTTCATCTTGAGGGCTAAAGCCAAAGCCAAGGTGGACTTGCCAACACCTGGAGTTCCAGCCAACATAGATACTTCTGCTCTGCGTAATATTATTTTGTTAGCATCAAATGCTTTGAAGACAGAGGGCAAAGGTTCCCCACCTATATCAAGTCTTCCTATGCTACGAACTAATGTTCTCACTGTTCTCCTATCTTAAGTTGGAAGAGGGGCAACCACCTTCCCCGATTAATTACCCCTCAACCAATTCTATTTACATTAGTTCTTGTTGAACTAAGCGTTTGCTGGTTTGCACTGCTCTGGACCCATCGGTAGTGGGCAACTCCAGAACGCGTAAGGCTTCCCCGTTGTCTTGCTCACTCCGCTTCGGAAAGTTCTCGTGCCGTGAACGCAAGTAGGGGACACTGCCCCTGCCTGGGTTGTTGGTGAGAATACCGCTGGCGCAATGCTTGGCGTTGTAGGCGCTGTCCCCAAAGGGGCTGTTGCGTAAGACGCTCCAAGCAATCGTTGAGTTGCTGCAATCTGAACTGCGTAATCACCAACACCTTCTAACAAAACAGATAGTTCATCTGCTGTATTAGCACGGATGTTAATCATATCTCCGCTGCCAGTCTTATATGATACTTGTAACTTCCAGTTTTCTACTGTCATTTTTTATCCTTAGTAAATTGGCAATGCTCTGTGAGTCCACAGAAATTGCACGATTGTAGGTTCGGTAGAAATATACCAGCCTTGCGAGCCTTATCAAAACCATCTACGAAATATTCGAGAGT